ATTGTACTGCCTGCAAGTTCACCTGCAAATCTTCCCAAGTCTTTAGGAGAACCAAGAGCAGCGGTTACAGCCTCTCCTGCATTATTGATGACACCTTCAGCGGCTATGATAGTTGTGAGACCTGCAGTTGTTCTTGATGCAGCATCATCTCCGAGAGCATTTGATGATCCAGCTCCCAACCCAGCTCTGCGGTTCGTGTCAGCGAAAGATGCTACGTTCTGAGTTTTCACTGAATATTCAGATTTGTTCTGAATCATCGGAATAAACTTGATCCAATGAAGATGTCGTTCGGTGTTTCCTACGCTCAATGGAAATCGAAGGTCGTCAAATTTGAATGGATTTTTGACCAGGCTTTTATTTACTCCTGTGGGTGAATTGCTCAATGTAGGCTGAGCGTTTCGTTTTGCATCTGCAGGAGTAGATTGTTGATTTGCCATTTAGAGACCCTATAAATACTTGATGGCTTACAGCGGTAAATTTAGTCCGAAAAATACCAATAAATATTTAGGTGACCCCACGAACATATGGTATCGATCATTATGGGAACGCCGAGTAATGGTGCACTTGGACGATAATCCAAGTGTGATCGAATGGTCAAACGAGGAAATAATCATACCTTATTTATCGCCTATTGACAATAGTTGGCATCGATATTTTCCTGACTTTTTCGTTCGAGTTCGAAATAAGACAGGTATATCAGAGGCGATGATTCTAGAAGTAAAACCAAAGAGTCAGTCCGTTCCTCCTCAAAAGAAAACTAAAATAACTCGAAGTTACATCAAAGAAGTTGTGACATGGGGCGTGAATGAGGCAAAGTGGAAAGCTGCAGTTGAGTATTGTAAAGATCGAAACTGGAAATTTAGAGTTATTACTGAGGACGATTTAGGAATCTAATGGCAACATCTCTTATCGATAAGGTCAACGCTCAACTTGCTGCTTCTGGAATCAAACCAAGAACTTCAGCAGCACAGGCTTGGCTCAGAGATCGTGTTTCGGCTCTTCGAATGCCATCAAACAGATCAAATATCCTCAATGACGCTAAAAGAATCTCAGCGAAAGCATTTGTTGGTAGAATGTATTTCTATCACTATGATCCAAAACTCAAAGATATTCTTCCTGTGTATGATAAATTTCCACTTGTAATTCCGATGGAAATGTACTCAGATGGATTTCTTGGCATGAACCTTCATTATTTGGATCCAGGAAGTCGTTTGGCTCTCTTAGACAGACTATATGATTTCGTAAACAACGATAAATATGACGATACGACTCGATTCAATCTTTCTTATGCTTTGTTGGCTTCCTCTAGAAGATATAAATTGTTCGAGCCTTGTATCAAGAGATATCTGCTGAGTCACATTCGTTCCTCTTTGATCTATATCGAGCCTGACAACTGGGAAACAGCGATATTCTTACCTACCGAAAAGATGGTGTATAAAAAGTAATGTTCAAGGTCTCAGACTTTCTAAATCACTTCGACAAACATAATGATTTTGCAAGAGCAGCGAAATTTGAAGTTCGCATCGCTCCTCCAACTGGAATTGCGGACCTTGCAACATACGATCTTCGCTTCCAATGCGAGACCACTGAACTCCCTTCATATAGTGTAAACGCGATTGATAACAGATACTACGGAGTTCCTGAGCCAATTGCAGCCAGTCCTGTTGCCTTTGGTGATATCACTCTCAATTTTATCTGCGCTGGTGACATGTGGGAAAAGAAACTATTTGATCGCTGGATGAACGGAGTTATTCCGATCAATAACTACAACCCTCGTTATAAAGATGAGTATATATCCTCTCAGATCGAGATCTGCCAGTTTGATGGTGTAGCGACAAGCGATAACATATCATCTCAAACTTCTAAAAAAATATACTCTGCAGTCTTATTCTCTGCATTTCCAATATCCGTTGGAACTCTTGCGCTCAATTGGGCTGGTGATGATATTCATCGTCTTCCAGTCACATTCAGATATGATTATTGGCTTCCAGGGAACTTCAACACGGCACTTCCTGCCTCTGAGCAGCCAAGACAATCACAAAACAGACCAAATGGTTCTACGCCACCAACAGCAGTAGGAAATAGAGGACAAGAGCGTACAATGCCACCAGTAGTGGCACCAGTAGTAAAACCAAAACCAGTAAAAGGTGGTGGTGGTGGATTTGCTGGTGGTGGTGCAACTGGAAGTTGGTAAACTAAACTATGGAGTAAATTATGCCTTTACCTAAAATTGAACATCCAATTCATGAAGTGTATTTGAAATCCTTAGATAAGAAAGTTCGATACAGACCATTTCTTGTCAAAGAAGAAAAACTTCTACTCATGGCAAAAGAATCAGAGGATCTACAAGACATTCTAAAAACAATCAAGCAGATCATTTCAAATTGCTGCTTAGATGATATCGATGTTGAGTCTCTTCCAATCTTCGATGTTGAGATGTTTTTCATACATCTAAGAATCAATTCTGTTGGTGAAACCTCTGATCTAATGTATACATGCGCACATGTTGTCAATGAAGAACCATGCAACCATGTTGTAGAATTTTCTCTTGATCTGAAGAACATCAAGTATAGATTCAGTGAACAGCATAATAAGATTATTGCATTGAATAAGGATATTGGTGTTTGTATGAGATATCCTTCATTGACTTTACCTCAATCTTTACTTGATGATAAGTTTCAAGATGGTGGATATGAAATTATATCAGAGTACCTAGATTACATCTATGATGAGAATCAAACTTATAAAAAAGAAGATATTAGCAAAGAAGAACTAGCTGCATTTTTCGATGATTTATCTCTTGAGCATGTAAAAGCAATAAAACAATTTTTTGTCAGCGCACCATCGGTTGTACTAGAACAAGACATAACATGCCCAAAGTGTAATAATAATCATAATATGGTTTTGGAGGGCGTTCTAAATTTTTTCGAATGACGCTTGGTTATGATAGTCTGAAAAATTACTACGCAACGAATTTTACATTGATGCAACACCACAAATATTCGTTGTCAGAATTAGATAATCTAATTCCCTGGGAAAAACAGATTTATGTGAAACTCTTAGAAAATCATGTGAAGGAACAAAACGAAAAACTCAAATTGGTACAGGCTCAAAGAAGTAGATGAAAAGTAATATCTCAGACAAAGACATAAAAAAACTTCGAGAACAATTACGAGAACTCGAAGGAAAGACTTCTCAGAAGAGTGCGAATCTTCTAGAGGAAGCAATTCGTTCTGAGACTGAGGGGCTTGGTCTTGTTTCAACTCTAAGAAAACAAAGAGAGATTCAAGAGCAGTGGCAAATTGCAACTGAAAAGACCACAGGATTTTTGAGTGGATTTCTAGAAGGCTTTGTTGGGGAAAAGGCTGGTAGAGCACTTTCTCTAAAATATGCAAGAGCAAGCGACGAAGAAGTGAAAAAGGCTCGTGACTTTTTCGATAAGTTCAAGAAATCTGGCGAGAAACAAGAAAAAGTTTCTGCTAAAAAGAATGAAAGAGTTTCAAAAGATTTCAAATCTATAAAGAAGATTGTAGTAGGCATACAAAAAGATATTCAAACGATTCGAAAGGCTATGACTGGAAAGTCTTCACCAGATGTAAAATCCGCTCAGTATTATTTCGATGAGAGAATGGCTGGTGGTGGAAGATATAAAGATCGCGAAACAAATAAAATCGTAAGCAAAGATGTTGCACTCAAAGGCAGAACTGAGAATCTAACAAAGGCTATTATGGCTGATGAAGATCCAATGATTCGTCTTGCAGATACAGTTGATTCTATTTGGAAGAGTCTTGGACCATCAACCAAAGCACAGAAAACTGTTCATGAACGACTTGATGAACTGGAGGATGATATCGAAGCTGCTGACGATAGTAGTTGGCTTGATCTCTTGGGTGGAGGCGGTGGTCGTCGCGGAAGAAGAGGTCGTCGTGGTGGTCGTCGTGTTGGCATGGGTCGTCGTGGTGGCATGGGTCGTGGTGGCGGTATGCGTGGTCTTGGAATGGGTGGACTACTTGCTGGTGCTGCAGGTGGTTACTTGGCATACTCTGCTGTTGATTCATTTAGAGATCCGAATCTAGAACAGTATAATCCAGATTTTCTAAAAGAACAGGCGATCATGGCTCGTGAGGGTGGAGATGCTGGTGCTACATCAGCAATTCAAAATCAGATTACAGCACAAAAGACAGATATAAAACTTCAAGCAGGAGCCAGTGCAGCTGGTGTTGCTGGAGCAGTTGGTGGCGCCGTTGCAGTCAAGAAGATAGCACAAACTGCTGTTGTGAAAGCAACAAAATCAAAAGTCTGGGATCTTTTTGTGAAGTTTGTTGCAAAAAAATCACCATCTCTATTTGCTAAAATTGGAGCACGACTTGCCCTTGCTGGTGGTCTTGCAACTGTTCCAATTTTAGGTTGGGTGAGCGCAGCTATAACTGTTGTTGGTAGTGTTTGGCTGGCATGGGATCTCTATCAATTATGGAATGAATTTTCAGCATTGAGTGATGCAGAGAAAGAGCTCTATGATGATAAAGTTATGAAGCAAGCAGAACAACAAAGTTCAGCGACAGCAGCAAAAACCCCAACAACATCAACACCTGCAGCAGGTCAAGTTGGGGCTGCTCCGAAGGCACCAGCAACACCATCATTATTTGAAAGTGCATCAATCAATGTTGGATCTGCGGTTTCAGGTGCTATTGCAAGTGCTAAAAGTTTCTTTGGTGGCGGACCATCAGGAAATGATCTGGCAAAGTATGTTAGATTGAAAGACAGCAGTGTAAATTTGAATGGGTTAAATCCTCAACTCAAAGAAAGATTTGCAGCACTTGCAAAAGAATATAATGAAAAGACAGGACAAAAGATTCAAGTAAACTCAGGATATCGTAGTTCAGAAGAACAAGCAGCTCTATATGCTAAAATTGGTCCACCTAATGCCGCACCTCCAGGAAGAAGTCGTCATGAGAGTGGATTAGCAATTGACATCAATTCAACTGATGCAAATAAAGCAATTGAACTTGGATTGATGGCAAAGTATGGATTTGTTCGTCCAGTTCGTGGAGAGACGTGGCATGTTGAACCGATTGAGTCTGCAAAACGTGGACCAACACCAGATAATCCATACAAACCAGGTGCTCCTGTTGCAGTGGCGAATAATGGCAAAGTTGCTTCACCAGAAACTGGATCGAAACCACCAGCAAGTGTGGCACCACAGAGTGCAGCACCACAGAGTGCGGCACAAAGTTCTGGTTCTTCAATGGTTGCATCTTCTGCAGAACCAACACAATCAATTTCTACACAGAGTGCGGCACAAAGTTCTAGTTCTTCAATGGTTGCATCTTCTGCAGAACCAACACAATCAATTTCTACGGAAACAAGCAGTTCATATGCAAACAGCAGCGCGCCTGCATCAACAATTACACCAATTCAAAGTGATCTTGGTGCTTCTGTGCAGCAACAAAGCAGTCAATTGGCATCAAATCAAATGACTGCTCAAGCACCTCAGGCGCCAGTTGTTGTGAATAACACTACACAGACATCTGCGAATCCATCGGCTGCACCAAAACAAAATATACCAAAAGCGAACGCAAGAACTGCAGATAGTTCATTCACTCGAGCATTGGCTAGAGACTTTTCTCACCCAACAGCATTTACAACTGTCACGCTGATATAAAAAAGGGGGACCGAAGTCCCCCTGAAAACATCTACGGTTTTCTAATAGAAATTACTCAGCAGCAAGTTTCTCGAAGAATGCCATATCGTCATCATCGACGGTGACATTTTCTGCAGTAACTTTCTTGGCAGGAGCAGAGCGAATGACAGGAGCATCAGCAATTGCATCATCAATCTGCTTTGCAACTGATGCAGCAGCACCACCAGCACCAAGAACCTTGTTCAACTTTGCCTTCAGTTCGTCATAGGACTTGAAGTTATCAGCCTTCAAGAAATCCTTGAGCGAATGCGCTGACTTCCAGACCTGCTCAATCTTCGCATCGTCGCCATTGAACAACGCAGCAGGAGTTTCAAACTCCGACTTGTCGTAGTTACGATAACCTTCGACATTACGAATCTTGACCTTGAAGTTTGCACCCTTCCAGAAATCAAACGGATTCATTGGAGTCTCATCAGCAAACTGCGGCTCAAGTTGTTCCTTGATCTTGTCGAAAATCTTCTTTCCGAATTTGAACAAGAACACCTTACCTTCATTTTGCGGACGCTTTGCGTCAGAGATCACAAGAATGTTTGCAATGTAGGTCAACTTGCGCTTCTGCTTACGAGCAATTTCCTTGTTGGCTTCAACGCCAGAATTCCAAAGAACTGTGTTAACAGGGTCAGTTTTGCCAAGAGTTGTGAGAGAATTCTCAATGTACCAACCACCTGGACCTTGGAATCCGTGAGACCAGATTTGAACCCAAGGAAGACCATCTTCACCGTCGACTGCTGGAGTGTCAAGGAAACGAATTACTGCGTATCCATTGCCAGCGGCATCAACTTCTGGTTGCCAGAAACGTTCATCGACGTTCTTGCCACCACCATTACCTGCTGAAGATGCTTCAACTGCCTTCTTCAATTTATCAAGGGATGAACCCTTCTTAAGACTTGATAGACTCATTTGTATTCTCCGTATAGCGTTGTATTAATGTATATCGACTTGTCCACTTTTTCATCATCACAATAACATTATATAGTATTTCAGTCGCCAAGTAAAGTTTCTTTTGTGAGAATTTTATACTTGTCGACGTTCACAGCAAGAAAGGCTCCATACTTGCGAATCTTTCTTGACATTTTGGGGTAGATGATATCATCAGAAATCTTCTTGTCCCAAATTCGAATAAAGTCAAAGATGTTATTGAGAATAACCATCGTCTCAATTGTCACATCCTTTTGGAGAAATGCAATTAACAGTTTTGGAAACTGCCCATCTTCGACTTTAAATAAATCATTGAATGTTTCTTTTGTTGCGATCTTTTGCAAGTCTTCAGTATAGACTTTACTCATCGAATCCGTTCGTCGTTTCCATTCTCGATATGTTTGTTCAGCCTCTTCTTCAAGTAATGACTTGGTCCAATTATCATCAGAGTGAACAAAATTAGCAACCAGAAATGGAACCATCTCATCGTCTCGATACTTGCGCGCCAAACGATGAAATAGAAATTTGTCACGGCGTTTTTGAAATGCATCTATCGATACTCGTGTTTTACCATCATAGTGAAAGAAGTTATATTGCTCTGTGCTAAAATGCAACTTGATGGCTTGATAGGTGCAATATAGATCGTATCCGTTCATAACGGAAGTCTGCTACCTCGCGGAAGAAATCTTAATTCCATCGCCTCACCTTCAATAATGCTTTTTAAAGATTCATTGATAAGTGTTGCGGCAACTTCAATTTCAAGATTATTTTTCTCACAATATGTTGCAATAGCATCCATATGATCGATCCTTTCTTTGAGAGCCATTTCCATGATCATCATAGAGAAATTGTTCTTTTCTTCTCGGCTTGCCATATTAGATCTCATATGCATTCAAGGAATTGTTCAACTGTTGAGTTACACGAATAAATGTCGCTCTCTTACTCAACTCCTTCAACTCACTTGCTCCAACATAAGTACATGCTGAACGCAGACCACCCAAGATATCTTGAAGTGTTCTACTCACCTCTCCACGATATGGAATCTCTACTGTCTTGCCTTCGCTTGCGCGATAGTTTGCAACTCCACCGTTATGAAGATCCATGGCTGTCTCTGAACTCATACCATAGAATTTATTGTCGCCAAATGGACTCGATCCACCTTCTTTGTGACCAGCAAGCATTCCACCAAGCATCACAAAATCGGCTCCCGCAGCAAATGCCTTCACAATGTCTCCAGGAACGGTACACCCTCCGTCCGCTATAATATGACCCTTGAGACCATGAGCAGCATCTGCGCATTCAATAACTGCACTCAACTGCGGGTAGCCGATGCCTGTCATCTTCCGTGTTGTACAGACTGAACCAGGACCAATACCAACTTTCACAATATCAACACCTGAGAGAATTAATTCCTCTGTCATCTCTGGTGTGACGACATTACCAGCCATCAAAACGATATTCGGATACTTGTCTCGAAATCGTGTAATAAAATCTACGAAACTTTGTGTGTATCCATTTGCAACGTCAACACAAACTCTCATGTAAGGATTCTGAGCAACGCTGTACACAAACTGGAATTTCTGTAAATCAGAATCAGAAATGCCTAGAGAGTAAATGCTGCTGCTCAATTTTTGCTTGAAGTGTTCACCCAATACATCATTATCATAATGCTTTGTTACAGCAACAAGACAATCATGTCTGCTGAATTCTATATCCATCTCAAATGTGCCGACGCCATCCATATTTGCAGCAATGATTGGTACACCAGACCAACTATTTCCACTACGAAATGTAAATTCTCTTTTAAGTCTTACTTGGCTTCGAGAAGAAAGAGTTGATCGTTTGGGTGTGATCAATACATCTTTGTAATCGAGTTTCACATCTTCAATTATTCGCATAAAGCCTCAATGATAAAAAATATGCTGACCAATCTTCTTAATCACTCTTTTGCTTTCTGCCCACTCAGGCTCAACATAAGTTGCATGAAAGTATTTTGCAGATCCAATTATACCATAATGGTGTTTGGAAATCAATATATTCTCCGCAATCTTGATTGATTCATGCCATGCGTCACTATTGCGATAAACATGTTTCTTGCCTTCACAAACCCAAGAGAACTGGCAAGTACCACGAACCTTTTGGTGAACAACACCACAAACTGTTCTTGGGAATTGTCGACTCTTGACGCGATTCATGGTGACTTCAGCCACAGCAATCTTGCCAGCACGAGGCTCACCACCTGCTTCGAAGTAAATGTTGCGCGCAAGGCATTCAACCTCTCGCATCACTGCTTGCTTTTTCTCATAGGAAAGATTTAGAAATTCGACTTTGCGATTCAAAGTTGCGAGTTCTGTAGTCAAAAGTTCATTTGTAATTTGCTGGGCGTCTATTTTATTCTGCATACGATCTACCATACTAAATGGAACGTATAGAATAAAGAATAAAAATGCGAAAAGCCCACCCCATCTACAGAACAAATTGTGATTGCGATCAAAGTATTTTTCTACATTACAAAGCATATCTACTGCATTCATGTTTGAAGTCTCCATTATTGCAGTGGAAAGAAAAGGGTGGTGGTTCGCACCACCACCCCAGACCTTTCTGTTACCGAGCGGTCAACTCTTTGTACTCAATGTGCTTATTAAGCAGCGAGAGCCATAGGTGTAAATGAATCATCGTTTGCATTTACGTTTTTTGCGCTGATTAAGTCAGTCGCCTCACTGGTTGCTGTCAGGTTATTACTTGCCCTGTCGAAGCCAAATTCATCCCCATAGATGGTGGAGATGTCGGGGGTCGAACCCGAGTCC